TAGCGTGAGGGCAATGACGATCATGGCTGATGCAGCCACGAGGCCATAGCCCGATAGCGTCGGGGTATCCTTTGCACGGAATGAAGCGTAGCCGAGGCCAATGCCTGCGGCGCACAAGAGCAATGCCATTCGTGCCTTTTACTGTACCTTGTCGATTTGTTCCAGCATCATCCGCAGCCAGAACAGGTTTTGCCCCGGAAGAAGCTGCATGAGCTTGCGGCGCTCCCGGTCGGAGAACTCGCCAGACACCGTGGCACCCGTCACGTCCAGAATGTCCTGCACCGTGCCGAGAGAAGGTCCAAGGAGAGAAGCAGTCGCGTTGCGGCTGGCGTACCGGGACACCTGTTCGCCGGTAAATGCCGAGAAACCAACCGTGCCCCGCGTGATCTTTTCAGCCGCGTTGTTCACTTCCATGAGCCAACCGGCGATGCCCGACCGGTCGAAAGCCTCTACGGCCCACACGGACGGCTTGTCGCTTGTTTCCCGCCCCGCAAGGTCGCTCTTGACCTTGTAGGTCACCGCCCCCAGGGCGAGCATTATCATTACGCCATTCAACACGGCCGCGTCACGCTGCTGGATACCGGCAAACATCGTTTTCTGCACCGACGACACGGCAAAGGACTTGAACTGCCCTATCATCTTGCCCGCTTCGGTGCTCATCCACAGCGGCTTGTCCTGTCCCGGCGTGACAATCACGCGGTCCACGTCCCGCACTACAGCAGCACGGAATGCCTCGCGCGCCAGCTTGTCATCCCAATCGGCAGCCTTCGCCAGCAGCACACCCCCATGCGTCTCGCCGTACCTGGAGAACTGACTGGCAATGCGCGCAGCCATATCCGCATCGATACCGCCCGCCGCGAGATTGGCGATTTCCTTCTTGGATGCCTTGCCTTTCGCTACCCGCTCGGCAGCGCGCAGCATGTTTGTCATCGTTATCATGCCGGCAAACTGCTTCATGGCCGCGTTCCAGGGAGCCATGAGAGACACAATGCCGAATTTCGACTGCGCGGCCTGAATACCCCGCTCCAGTCGTGAATGGCGGCCGAAATCATCCGTAATGTCGGCAAGCGCCATGGTGCGGCTGTCCAGCACCATGTCCAGCGCCGTGCCGGCCGCTTTCACTTCCTCGCCCGCCAGCCGATAGGAACGGAAATTCGTCACCATCGGCAGGAAACCATCGCGGAACGTGCGGGTCAGCCCATACTGAAACACCGGCTTGGCAAGATCGGGAATGGCGGAGATTGTCATACCGCCCAGCAACCGAAGATAGTTGATGGAACGAATAACCCGCCCTGCCCTCAACACCAGCCCATCGGGATTGTCCGGCAGGCGATAGGTGCTGCGCAGGCGATCACGAATGCCTTCCACGTCCCGAATGGCGTCCTTGCGCTGCTTTTCCAGCCGCTGGCGTTCCTTGGCGTCCTTCGCGCCCTTTATCTTGCGATCAGCCTCGTCATTGATCTTCTTGATCTGCTCTTTCAGATCCACCGAGCCGAACTTGCGCGCCAGTTCCACGTCGGCCGACATGGTGCGCACCTGCGCATGTAGAACCTTCTGGATATCCAACTCCATGAAATCTTGGATTTTCCAGCTTTCTATGGAGAGAAGCCGTTCCTTCAAGGGGCCGCGGGGCCCGGACACGATACCGTCATAGGGAATGCGCCCTTCCGCATGGCCGAGAATGGTATTGATCGTCTCGTCAACGATATCCTCGATTTCCGCGTCGGTCAGGCGGCCGAATTCTTCTGCCTGTCGTGCGGCGGCATCAGCCTTTGCATCGGCCTTGGCTACCTTGGCCTCGATATCAGCCTGTCGTGCCGCCTCGTTGCGCTTGGCGGTGAAATGCTCCTGAAGGATGCGGGCGAACTCGTCACGATGGGCAACGATCTTCTCCCTGTTGTACATGCGGAACAGGTGGCTTACGTCGCCCTTGACCGCCACATCTTCCGGGAACAGCTTAGCCTCAATCGCGGCCTGCTTCATCGCCTCGTCAATCTTGCGATACTCGGCAGCTGCTGCGGCCACTTCCGGAATCTGATGTTTCTCGCCAGAGAATGCCGCCTTGCCGACCTCGCGCCTGAACTCCGCGTAGGTCATCTTCTGGGAGCGGCCCGTCAGGCGCATGAACTCGGAACGCGCAGGGGACAGTTTTATCTGCGCCCAGCTCGGCTCTGGCGTGCTGTGGAAGTAGCGCGCGAAATGCGTGTCGATATTGGCAAGCGTGTTAGCCAGCGGGGCGTTCCACATCTTCATGCGGGTTTCGACAGAACCGCCAACTTCTGTCGCAACACCACGCACATTGTCCGCATATTCAAGCGGGGTTTCGGCCAGCCCGCGAACCGTCACCCTCGCCTCGTCCAGATCGGACAATTGCAGCCGGATCATCGGGTCCTGCCGGTTCAGGCCCTTGAGCGCCTTGAATAGCTTTTCGTCCTTGAGGACGGTGGGGCCTGCATCGGTTGCGGCCGCTCCCGCAGATTGCCGCTTGCCTGCTGCGATAAATTCCTGGTCGAATTCCTCAAATGCCTTGGGCTGCGCTTCGATCTTTCTGGCGAGCGAAACTTGCCCCGCAGGAGCCAAATAGCGCCCCGCCAGTGCGCCCAACGCACCGCCAAGGATGATTGATCCGCCTATGTTCAAAGCGCTTTCCTGCGGCGTCCTTGTGACTTGCGTGGCCTGCAAGCCAACCTCGGAGACGCCAGCATCAAGACCCGTCGCTATTCCAATGGCCGCTGCTGAACGCACCACACCACTTGCGCCGCCCGCAATCGCTCCACCAATGGGAAGCAGGGATGGAAGATCGACAACGCCAGCAGCCATCTCGGCAAGGATTCCAACTCCGCCGGCCGCGTCCAGCGTGCGCCGGTCCTGCAATTCCCGGTCGATCTGGAGCTTCAAGGCATCAGCAGCCTTACGGTTGAAGATGCCGGCAAACGACTGCACATAGGGCGCGTATTTCGGGTCATCCTTTACATAGTCTATCGCGTCGAAATCTTCCTCGATTTCGTACGGATCGGAGACGCCGCGCGAGGCAAGGTAGGAGCCGACCATGTTTTGCGTGCGAAAGGCAGCGCCGAAGGTTTCCGCAAGCGAAGGATCGGGCAGCTTGTCAGCATCCACGGCAGGGATGTTTGCCACATCTTGGGGGCGGCGGATTTCGTCAATGAACGGCATCAGCGCGCCCCGAATACGTCATCAGCGCCGGAAAGCGCCTGCTGTGGCGTGAGCGTACCCATCTGGCGGGCGTTGTCGAACAGTTCGCGCCTTTGGCCCTGTATCTGTGATGCAGGCGTTTCAGGTTCGGTTTGCAGCCGTTCCAAGGCCGCCGGATCATCGCTCATCAACGGGCTGTTCTGCATGCCGGAACCTTCCAAGGCCTCCGGTAGCCCCTCGATCACGTTGCGTGTCGTGGACTGTATCTCCCGCGCTCTTTCAATGGCCTCATCCTGATCGTCCTGAGCGCGTTTCTGCTCCGCCTTCACAGCCTCGGAAATGTCCGGCCGCCACAGCTTGCCCGGAATCGTCTGATACATTCCCGCCGAGTCGCGATAGAGAATGGCATAGCCAGGCAACTCACCACGCTTCACCATCGCGTCCGTTTCAGGCGTCGTGACAAGCTGGACCGTCGAGAAATCCACATTCGGATCAAGCGCCTTCACGTCCGCCTCTAGCTGCTTCAAAGCGTAGTCGAGCGACGGCTTGGGCCTGCTGGAGAAAATGGAAAGGCTGCCGGCTGCCGGACCCGGACCCTGCGCGCCAGTCCCATGGATGCGGCCGGGTTCCTTCTCGACGCCAAGCGTGGACTTTGGCCAATACCGCTCCGGCGGGTGCTTCATCACCACGCTTTTGCCGGTCAGGTCGCTCACGCCATAGAGCCGCTTCATCTGCTCGACGGCGCGATTCTTGGCGACTTCCGGCTCGCCGTTGGCCTGATAAAACGCTTCCTCGGCAAGGGCCAGAAAATCGGCCTTGATACCGTATTCCTGCTGTGGAGTGACGCCTAGCTCCGGATTGGACCGCCAACCAAGGAAACTCTCATCGAACTGCGCAGCAAGGTCAATTTCCTCCATCTGCTTGAGGAATTCCTTTGCCGCCGGCTCAAGCGCTTTGCGATCACGCTGCTTATCCGGGCTGCGAAGGTCCATGATCTTGCGCGCAGCCTCGTCTGGCGACAGGTTCAACCGCGTGACATAGTGGCTGAAATCGTCCGCTATCTTCTGGACCTCGCTGCCCCCATCACGGCGCGACAGGGCAGCCGGATCAATTGCGGCAAAGCGCTGGGCAGCCTGCGCTGCCATTGCCACTTCCTGCGCATTGCCACTCATCATGGCCTTGCGGATTTCATTGATAACGGACTGAGGCAGCGTGCCCGTCTGGCGCACCAGGTCCTCGGCGGTCTGTTGCAGCATTTCAGGCGCGACCGACTTCGATACCTTATCCCACACGGCATCAACGGTCTTTTTGCCGTCACTGTCATATGGATCGACCGACAGCGCCCCCTGCCCGAACAGGCGCACCGCCTCGGCAACGTTTGACTCATCCTTCTGCCGAGAGCGAAGCTGGGAAAGCAGGTCAGCCTTGTGCGCATCCGTCAGGTTGGACTGCAGGATTTGCTGGGTGCTCGATACCTCGCCGGTCTGTATGCCAAGCTCCAGCGCACCCTTTTCGGCGTTGTACGTAGCCGTTGCCTGCGCATCGATTGCGGTCTGACCACGTTTCGCTGCGGCCTGAATCTGGTCATAGATTTTCAGCCGGTCCTCGAGCGGCAAGGATGCGTAACGCGGGTCTGCGGGCTGCGAAGGTGTCTTGACGCCCTTCATCTTGCCGTCAGCCCAATCAATCAGCCAACCTGCCGTCTTGCCGCTCAGGAAGCCATTGGCTTTGACCACGGCAGGGCCGAGCACGTCCACAACCGGAGTCGATGCTCCCGCACGAAGCAC